GTTTTAATCAAGTTGATGAGCGGGCCAACTGGCAGGGTGACATGCACAAAGTTGCATCTATACCGATGGCCATATTTTATGACTTGAAGCGCAAAGGCATCTTAGATGACCCTGCGGCAATGAAGAAGTGGCTCAACGATTCAGACAACCGCGTGTTCCGTACGCGTCCTGGGCAGGTATGATCTAGACCATGGCAATAAGCACCTACACCGAGCTGCAGTCAGCAATTGCTGATTGGTTAAACCGTGATGACTTGGCTGCGGTGATACCTACATTTATCTCTTTGGCAGAGGTCGGCATGGAGCGCGTGCTGCGCACCCGCAATATGCTGGTCCGAGCCAACGCGCCAATTGACACGCAGTACAGCGCGGTTCCGGCTAATTTTTTAGAGGTCCGGTCGATTAAGATTACCAGTGTCGCGCCAATCCAGCCAATGGAGTTCCAGACCATGGACGCCATGGACGTGCTGGACTCCAAGGACCAAGCAGCCGGAAAGCCAAAATACTACACAATTGTAGGAACCCAGCTGCGGGTACACCCAATACCGTCGGGCGTCCACACAGCAGAGCTTGCGTACTACGCAAGGCTGGATAAGCTGTCGGACACGCTGACATCAAATTGGATTCTTACTAAGAGTCCTGACGCCTATTTGTACGGCGCGTTGCTACAAGCTGCGCCATACTTGAAGGACGACGAACGCACGGCAGTGTGGACGACGTTGTATGCTGCTGCCATCCAAGCGATGCAAACAGCAGACGATCGCGCGTCCACTGCTGGTGGCGCATTGAAAACCAGAAGCCAAGCATTTGGAGTTAACTAATGTCAAGTTTTAGCGATTACACAGAAAATCTAGCCCTAACCTGGCTCTTTACCACCAGCAGCGCAACGCGCCCAACTGCCTGGCATGTTGCGTTATTTACCGCAGCGCCAAGCGACACGGGCGGCGGCACTGAGCTGTCTGGCAACAGCTACGCCCGCGTATCCACCACGTTTACGGTCTCCGGCACTAGCCCGACCACAGCCACAAACGCTGCGGCGGTTGAGTACGCAACGGCAACCGGTAGCAACTGGGGCACGATTACGCACCTCGCGTTGTTTGATGCCAGCACCAGCGGAAACATGTTGGCTTGGGCGCCACTAACTATTAGCAAGGTGATTGACGTTGGCGACGTGCTGCGCATACCAGCCGGCGACTTGGACATCACGCTGACTTAAGACAATGTCTTACCCATACGGTCTGGGCGACTACGGCGCTGGCAACTACGGCGCTGGGGCGGAGAACGCTCAGGCAAGCATTGCCGCTGCGAGCTTGTTTGTTGTCGGGGCCGTTGGGTATGTCAAGGAGACGTCTGCCACAATATCGTCTACGTCAATCGGGCGGGCATACGGGTCCTACGCTTACGGCTCTGGCCAGTACGGCGCAAGCCAAATTAACTCGGTTCGTATACGCGAGACATCGGCCACAGTGGCCAGCGCGTCTGTGGCTGAGGCGGAGGCCTACGCAACCCGCAGTGTAGCGGCGATAATTAACTCAGTGACTGGCGCAACCGCCAGGGGCGTGTCATCAATCGGTGCAGCTGCTGAGGTGCAAGCTCAAAGCGCCTTTGTAGCCACGGTAAACAGGGTGCAACCAGGGGCGTCTGCAATGGCTGCTCAATCATCATTTATTGCCTCTGCCCGCGAGAAGTGGGAGAATGAGGCAGATACGCCAGAGACCTGGACCGTCTTGGCGGACGGGTCAAAGATACTTAGGCAACCTTAAAAGGATTTTAGAAAATGGCTGATACCACTACCACCAACTTAAGCCTGGTTAAACCAGAGATCGGTGCAAGCATTGACTCGTGGGGGACCAAAATTAACGGAGATTTAGACACCGTTGACGCGCTGTTTGACGCGGGTCCTGTGCTAAAGGTCACAAAGGGCGGCACAGGGGCGGCTAATGCGTCTGCGGCACGCACGGCGCTTGGTTTGCTAATCGGTACTGATGTACAAGCCTACGATGCTGACACTGCAAAACTAGATGTAGCGCAGACGTTCACTGCCGCACAAACAATGACTGCCTTGAAAGAAACCAAGGTGGCAATGGGTGCTCACAACATCGACCTGTCTGCTGGCAACTACTTTACATACACGCTATCTGGCGCACAAACATTAACAATTAGCAACGTGGCCTCTAGTGGCTCTGTAAGCGCCTTTGTGCTTGAAGTGACTAATGGTGGCTCTGCAGCTTTGACGTTCTTCTCAGGCGTGACATGGGCGGTGGCAACACCTCCCACTTTAACAGCCGCAGGCGTTGACACACTGGCATTCTTTACAACAGACGGCGGGACTACGTGGCGTGGTTTTGTCCTCGGATTGGGGATGGCGTAATGGCAGTAAGAGACGTAGTACAAGCCGCTGCTGGTAATGCTGGCGCTGACAGCTATTGGATTTCTTTGTTAGGCGGTAGCGGGGCTGATTTTGGCAACGCTGTAGCGATTGACTCATCAGACAACATCATTGTTTGTGGGTACACAGGTTCTGACGGTGCTGGTGTTAATGATGTTTTAATTGCAAAATACAATTCTTCTGGTGTATTTCAATGGGATAGAACATTAGGCGGTAGCGGGGATGACTATGGCAACGCAGTAGCGATTGACTCATCAGACAACATCATTGTTTGTGGGCGTACAGATTCTGACGGTGCTGGCGGCATTGATTTTTTAATTGCAAAATACAATTCTTCTGGTGTACTTCAATGGGATAGAACATTAGGCGGTAGCGGGGATGATAGAGGCAACGCAGTAGCGATTGACTCATCAGACAACATCATTGTTTGTGGGTACACAGGTTCTGACGGTGCTGGTCTTTCTGATTTTTTAATTGCAAAATACAATTCTTCTGGTGTACTTCAATGGGATAGAACATTAGGCGGTAGCGGGAGTGACTTGGGCAACGCAGTAGCAATTGACTCATCAGACAACATCATTGTTTGTGGGTTGACAGATTCTGACGGTGCTGGTCTTTCTGATTTTTTAATTGCAAAATACAATTCTTCTGGTGTACTTCAATGGGATAGAACATTAGGCGGTAGCGGGACTGATGTTGGCAGCGCTGTAGCGATTGACTCATCAGACAACATCATTGTTTGTGGGCGTACAAATTCTGACGGTGCTGGTGTTAATGATGTTTTAATTGCAAAATACAATTCTTCTGGTGTACTTCAATGGGATAGAACATTAGGCGGTAGCGGGACTGACTATGGCAACGCAGTAGCGATTGACTCATCAGACAACATCATTGTTTGTGGGCGTACAGATTCTGACGGTGCTGGCGGCATTGATTTTTTAATTGCAAAATACAATTCTTCTGGTGTACTTCAATGGGATAGAACATTAGGCGGTAGCGGGAGTGACTTGGGCAACGCAGTAGCAATTGACTCATCAGACAACATCATTGTTTGTGGGCGTACAAATTCTGACGGTGCTGGCGGCATTGATGTTTTAATTGCAAAATTACCACCAGACGGATCACTGACAGGAACCTACGGCAGCTTTGTCTACCAAGACGCGGTGCTAACAGATGAAGAAGCTGTCTTAACAGACGAAGCAGCCGTGTTAACAGATGCAGAAGCTGTCTTAACAGATGCAGAAGCTGTCTTAACAGATGCGGCAGCAGTGCTCACAGAAGAGCTAATACCAATAGAACCATAAGGAAAAAACATGGCATACGTCAAAACACAAGACGGACAAGTTACACAGTTCCCATACACAATGGGTCAATTCCGTAGCGACAATCCACGCACCAGCTTTCCACGCCAAATACCAACTGAGACGTTGGAAAACTACGGCGTGTTTGCTGTTGACATTCCCGCTGCACCGACAGTGGACGCTAAGACACAAAAATCAATAAGGGCAGAGATGCCAACATTGGTATCCGGCATATGGACGCTAACTTGGTCTATTGACACCAAGACGGCACAAGAGCAACAGGAATACACAGACGGTATTAGTGCTCGTGTACGCGCTCAACGCAACTCATTGCTATCTACCACTGACTGGACTGCCTGCTCAGATGTCACAATGTCTGAGGCAATGACAACCTACCGCCAAGCATTGCGTGATATAACTACACAAGACGGCTTCCCTTGGACTGTTGAGTGGCCTACACAGCCGGAGTAATAAATGGAGCGAACCACAGCCTCCGCACATTCGCGCATCGATGATTTAGAGAAAGAAATCATTGCTATCAAAACGGAGGTGCGCATTCAATTTAAAGACCTGTTCAGTCGCGTCAAGCGTCTAGAGACGATTTTAATAGCGGCTACCGGGACAATTATGATTTTGCTGCTGACAGTATTGTCTAAGATGGGTTAACGTGTTAGCAGAGCTGGCTATTGCCAACGCAGCGTTTGCAATTATTAAAGAAAGTGTGCAATCCGGCGGAGACATCCTCGCGGCCTATCAGCACCTGTACAGTTTTTTTGATAACAAAGCCGCAATAGCAAAGAAGGCCAGCCAATCAGGATCAGACTCAGAGGCATTTTTTGCACTTGAACAGATCAAGCAGCACGAGATACAGCTTAAAGAGTTGATGATATATCAAGGGCGTGCTGGCCTTTGGGATGAGTGGTTGGCATTTCAAGTTGAGGCTCGAAAAACTCGTGAAG